GAACGCTCAGTACATGCAATCACCTACAGCTGAGGAGGGTGCTATCATCAAACGTGACTGGTGGCAGAACTGGGAGGAGAAGGAACCACCCAAATGTGAGTTTATAATCCAGTCTTACGACACAGCTTTCTTGAAAAAAGAATCTGCAGACTTTAGTGCCATAACCACGTGGGGAGTCTTTGAGAGAGAGGATCATGGAATGAATATAATATTATTGAACGCTTTTAAAGATCGATATGAGTTTCCGGAGTTAAAGAAGGTTGCTCATGAGGAGTATCTATATTGGCGTCCCGATATGGTGATAGTCGAGGCCAAGGCATCGGGGATACCTCTTACAGCTGAATTGAGGGATATGGGAATACCAGTAATTAACTTTACGCCGAGCCGAGGAAATGATAAACATGCTAGGGTAAACTCAGTATCACCGCTGTTTGAGACAGGAATGATATGGGCTCCTATGCACCAACATTTCGCTCAGGAGGTGGTAGAAGAGTGCGCATCATTTCCGTATGGGGATTACGATGACTATGTCGACTCTATGACCCAGGCGTTGATGCGTATTAAACAAGGTGGATTAGTTCGTAATAAGGATTCTTATAAAGACGAACCACTGCCTGACAGGAGTAGATTAGAATATTATGGCTAGGAAACAGACATTAGATTTAATTTTAAAAACGTTCAGAGAATTAGGGGGAAACCTAAATGACGTTATGGGTACCCGAACTAATATTAATTTTTTAGGTAAAGGTAAATCTCCAGAGCTAATGTTAGACATGGATCTTAATGTTGATGCACTAGCAGTATTACCACAATCAAAAGCAGTAGAAGAGTTAACAAGTTCTGTTGGATATGCAGTTTCAAATAAATTAAATGATATTCAAGCTAGTAAGCTTTTAGAGAACATGACTAAGATGAAAGATTTTTACATGCCCCCTGCAGCGCCAGCAAACATTACAGATCTTGCTACAGGAACTAGAAACCTAGACAAAGAAGGTTTAATGTCTTTGAGACAAGCAGATGATTTACCACCACCAGGTTCACGTGGTGGACCCGATGATATTGCACAACCAACTCAATCAGCAGATGAAACATTTAGAAATATGGCAGAGGCTGAAGGTGTTGATGTAGCAGAAACTATTCTACCAACAGGTCAAGGTCTAGAGGCACTTAAGAATGTAAAAAACAATAATCTGATCGTAGATGATATTGTAAATAAGATTTATCTAAACGCAGGTGTTGCAGAAAATGCACAACCAGTTGTGAGAGCAAACGCTAGAGATTTTCTAAATAGAATAAAAGATTTAACCGACGAGCCAGGCAACCCAACTTTATCATCAGTTATGGAAGCAGATGATTTTAAATTTATGACTGAAGGTGGTGGCGGTGGTATGGGTGATCCATTTCTATTGGTGCAAAAATATTTTGGACCAAAGGTTGCAGCAGCGGTTGCAAAATTAGATACACCAAATGACATACAACTTTTTGCTGAGAGATTAATCAGTGTTAAAGACGCAAAAGGTAGAAGTGTTACAGATAGATTTTTTGATCCTGATACTGTTGACATAGATGATTTTGAATTTGCAGATGGTGGACGTGTGCCTTACATGGCCGGTATGTTAGTTCGTGGTGGTAAGATGGGTTATCAAGCTTTACGTAAATACGGTATCGAAGGTAGCGATATATCAAGACTGTTTGCAAGTTTAGGATCTGACAAAAGTTTAGTTGGTAAAGAGAAGACAGCATACTTTCAACAACTACACAAAGTATTAAGAAACCCAGATAACTTTCCAGATGAGATTAGGGATATTCAAAAACAACTTGGTATAGACGTAGGACTTGGGTTTAGAAATGGTGGTCTTGCCGGCATCCTGGAGGTGTAATGGCGTTAAAAGAAAATTTAGGATACAATCCTTACAAGGATTTAAAAACAAGTTCTTATTCAAATATAGAATTTACGTTTGAAAACGCTTCAAAAGAATTTCAAGAATGGTTTAAAAAAAACTATCCAGGTCAAAACTATGATTTATTTTATTCTGAAGAAAAAAGAAGAATAAGAAATCTGTTTGATACTGTTCAAAAACAAGAAGCTAATAAATTATTAAGAGCAAAAAAATTTGCACCGATTATAAAAGATTTAGATGAGTTTAATGAACTGGGTTTTTATCCAAGGAATTATTTTTCACGAGGAAAAGTAGGTTTAACTTCCGCAAGACTGTACCAGTTATTTGGTGATAGACTAAAAGAGATTGAGCCTATTGATGCAAAATATTTTGAAGCTGCAAAAAAATATGCAGCGGCTCCTTTAGAAAAAAAACAAGAATATGGTTTTAAAACTAAACTTTTAAAAGAAAGTGGAATTAAAAAAAATAAATCAACAACCATGTCATTTAAAAATGCTTTACAAAGAATCGGTATTTTTGAACCAGAAATAATTCCAGAAGGAAAAAATTTAGTAGGAAATAGAAGAGCTAGGGATGTTAAAATAACTAATCAAGTTATTGAGGCTGCTCTTGGTGGTCAAGACCTTTCTGCAGGAATAAAAGTGCCTGGTAAAAAAGGGTCTTATATTCATTTGATGCACTTAGCTGATCGAAGCGGTCCTACTCTTATAAATGAATTAGCTTATGGTCCTGGAGACTTAAACACTTTACTTGCAAATAAAAATAGTGGTGCTGAAAAATTTAGAACATCTTTGTCTAAACATATGGATAAGATTGCCAAAAACTATAAGGGAAAAGAATTTTACAACATAAGTTCTGACAGAAAATCTATAGATCAAACAAGATTTAAAGAAGCATTAGAATTAAAATTTGGAACATCAAAAGGTAAGATACCACTTAAAGCATATATTGATACAATCTTAAATGAAGAGGCAAGATTAATGGGTATCGCTACGGATGGTTTAATTACTATGAGACCTTTAGATCCTTTAACATTAGAACGAATGAATCCTGCTTTTAGCACTCGTGGAATGGGATCAGATACAACTACAACTATCTTAGATGTTGCAGCAGAAAAACAAGCTTTAGGTAAAGGAAAGTTTGGAGCAAAAACAATTGATTTAAATTTAACAGCAAACCTTGCTTTTAACGAAGTTAAAAATAATTTAAAAACAAAAGACATACAACCAATTATAGATAAGATTTCTGCAGCCATGAAAGGGGGTCTTCAAAACCAAACCTATGAAGACATAATGGCATTAGCCTCACAATGTAGCAAATTAAAAACAAGTGGTGTTTATAAATTTGGAGGAAGAGTAAAACTAGCAAGCGGTGGAAGCCCTTGTTCAAATGTTGTTGAAGCAGTTAAACAATTACCTGATCAAGAATTTAAAAACCTTGCAACAAATACACCCATAGCTACCAAAGTTTTAAACTTTGTAAAATCACCAGGTTTCAAAACATTTGGTGCAGGTGCAGCTGTAGGAACAGCAGTTGGACTTGTTAAATTATTTAAGAACGATGATCCAACAACTTATTTATCAAACGAAGATCAACAAAAAAATATGTTAGTTGATATGGTAACTCAACCTATTTCAACAGACATGACAAAACCAGATATTTTAGATTATCAACTACCCGCGGTAGGAGCATCACTTGCTGCATCAACAGCACTTGGTGCACCATCAACGATTAAAGCTAGTAGATCAAGAGGATTGGGTGTTGAACAAAAAGGATTGATAAGAACTGGTGGAAGAGTATTAGGTAGAGGTCTAGGTATTGCAGCATCACCAGGTGTATTAGCACCACTAGCTGCATTAGATATTACAAGACAAGTGTCTGAAGGAGATTCACTAGAAGATATTGCAACAGATCCACTAAACTATACATATCCAATATTTGCTGAACAAACACCGAGATTAACAAGAGGACTACCATCAGCTTTTAGAAAATTTGCTAGTCTAGGTCTATCTAAACCTGCATTAAGATTATTATCAAGAGCAGGTATAGCTGGACTTGGTGCATCATTAGCAATACAAGGACTAGGATTAACAGATGACTAAAAAGCTAACAACTACGATACCACCAGAGAGAGGACCTCACCCACAGGGGTTGAATGTTCCTGGAAAAAAGACTATAGTGGTTTC